ACTCTTCCTTGGTAAGATCTATTTTGTTATTTGTTTTTGGTGAGGTTATTCCTTTTCTCCCCAACTCCCTGAGCTCTTTCCATCTTGGAACAGCCTTGAATGTATTGACTGAGTGCTGATAAAAAACCTTGTCAGTTTTTTCTTTATAAATATTATTTATTTTATCCAACTCTAGTATATATACCTTTTTAGTATTAACTTTAGTATTGTAGCCACCTGCCGACCCCCTATAGCCGTCTGCCGACCCCACCCTCAGGGTATAAAGATTGCTTGTATTGTTTCGTTTTTCCCAGTCAATATAGCCAGCATCTTTTAGCTTTTTTAAATTATCTTTTACGGCTGTTAATGAAAGACCTGTAATTTCTGTTAGCTTTTCATGTGATGGATAGGATTGACCAAACTGGTCTGAGTAATTAGCTAATGCAAAAAGAATTAATTTTTGCGTTGGTGATACCTCCACCCTAATAATTTTTGTAATATATTCTACTGACATCTTGTTTCCTCATTCACAATTAAACACTAAAAATAAAATAAAGTAAATATATAAAATTAGTTGATTTATTAATTTACATCATTATAATTATTACAAACTGGAGGAAATATGAATAATCTTATCGATGCTTTATTGAAAGCACAAAACGAAATTGACCATGCTGTTAAGGATGGGACCACACACTTTGGTGGCTATCCAACCCTTGAGGCTGTTATCAATACAGTCAAACCAGCACTTAATAGAAACGGTGTTTATTACCAACAAAAAACAGTGGCTAGTGAAAGAGGCGTTGTTGTAGAAACAGTCTTTTATGGACATGGTGCAGAATTAAATGCTGGTCAACTTATGGTTCCAGCAACAAAAAATAATGCTCAACAATTTGGTTCAGCACTTACATATGCAAGAAGATATGCTTTAGCTACTGCTTGTGGTATCGGTGCTAAAGATGATGACGGTCAAGAGTCAACTGCTGCATCTAACAATATAGTAGAAGATGATAAGCCTGAAAATCATGTTGCTGATATGTTAAAAGATTTAGAAGATGAGCAACCAAAAAGCAAATCTGAATCAGATAAAATATACCAAAGACACTTAGAGACATTTCAAATTACAGACGATAAACAAGTTCAGGCTGAACTTACATCTGCATATGCAAAATGGATCGACGGCAAAAAAGCAGCAAGAGCCAAAAAAGATGAGGATCTTTTATGAAAATAAAACAAGGCACGCCTGAATGGCACGAACAAAGAAAAGGTATTATTACTGGAACTAGGTTTCAAAAAGCTGTCAAAGAGTGTATATGGACTAAAGGCGATCAGTGGGAAGCTTTAGGTAGAGAAATGTATCGTGGAGACCATAACCTTTCTCAAGATCCTTTTAATCAAAATGCTATCTATGCAATGAAGTGGGGCACAGAAAATGAGCCTGTGGCTATACAAGCACTTAAAAAAATGGGCTTTCAGATAGTTCCAACATCTTTTGTAAAACATAAAGAGCATGATTGGCTAGGCATGTCGCCAGATGGATTACTTAAAAAAGGCAGAGACAACAAAAGATCAGCTATAGAAATTAAATGTCCGATTAGTAAACCAGTAGAAAATGTTAAAGAATCTAAAAGAAACTATTGGCATCAAATGCAGTTAGGTATGGAATGCATGAATCTTGATGAGATGTTGTTTGTGCAGTGGACACCTAATGAAGTTAAAACAGAGTGGGTTGAGAAAGACCCAACATGGGCTGAAAGATATATACCAAAAGCAAAAGAATTTCTTGTTTGGTATAAAGAACAATTAGAAAACCCAGAAGTTATTACAAAGTGGGCTCAAGATAAAGATGAGCCTGGAGTGAACTATAAACCTGTTGATGAGGATGATGATACATCTAAATTAGCAAGCATTATTGCCAAACTAAAGAAGCTAGACGAAGCTAAGAAGCCACTGGAAGCAGAGAAAAGAGAGCTCGCTGACAGATTGGTTGAAAAGTATAGTGGAGCCTTTAGTACCCCCATGGTTAAGTGTCACATGACACACCCTAAAGGGCGTATAAATTACACCAGAATGGTGAGGGACCTAGAGATACCCTACGATCAAGTAGAAGGCTACAGAGAGGAAGGTAAACCTAGGATCTATACTAAATTAGTGGAGAATAGAAATGAGTAAAGTATCAATGACTACAAGGCTGCCCGAGGAGGTAAGTCATGTTATGGATAAATCCAGAAACGATAGAAACCATAGATTTTATGATAGGTCTAATTCCTACATAATTAACAAGGTTATGTCTGACTGGGCGAAACGGGAGAAAAAAAATGGATAAACAGTATGACAATACTAATAAAGGAGCTATCTGGAAAAACACAGATAAGCAAAAAGATACACAGCCTGACTTCAAAGGATCTATCAATGTTGAAGGCGTGGAATATTTCTTAAATGCATGGAAAAGAAAAGAAGGAGCTTCCGACAAGAGTCCTGCTTTAAATTTCAGTATAATGAAGAAAGAAGATAAACCTTTCCCTAAACAAGAGGAAAGCAACAATTCGCAGGATGATCTGCCATTTTAAAAAGGAGTAAAAATGGAAAAAGAAAAAACTAATAACGAAGGTGCACAACCCCAACCAGTAGATAATATTAATTTAAGTATTGGTGGAGAGATTAGAAACTATCAAGTTGAACATCTATCTGATGATGCTAAAAACAAACTTGCAAGAGTCAATCAAGATGAAGTTCAAGTGTTGCCTTTGATACAAAGAATATTTACTTTAGCAGCCTTGGGTGCAAGAGTTGAAGCCGAAGCTATGGAACAATCACTGCCTAATAAGTATGAAGTTGTTAAACAACCAGAAGCTGAAGAGGAAGCTCCAGAGCAACCAAACGGTAAAGCTGCTGATAAATAGGATTGATAGCCCATGGACCCGTCTCATGCGTTCCTTAGGGACTTTTCCGTGGGTCATCAATTTGAAGAGCTAGTCTTACAAAAGATACAAGAAAAGTATCCAACCGCTGTGTTGGTCCCAGGCAAGTTCAAGCCATACGATATCTTTATACCTGAAAAAGATTTAAAAGTAGAAGTTAAGGTTGATCTTAAAAGCCAACAAACTAAAAACATTCTTATTGAACTTAGAATGTTTGGTAAAAAAAGTGGACTTTTATCTACTAAGGCTGACTACTGGATCATCTATACAGGATCAGAATACTTGTGGACCAAACCACAAAAAATTATAGAGTGCATCATTCTTAATAACATACCCTCACAAAAAGTTTTGGGTAAGGATGATGATGTCGAAAAAGATGCTTGCTTGATACCTATTTATATATTTAAGAAATATGTGCTTGACAAGTGAATGTAACTCATGGAACAATTAGTTACATGGTTGATATATTAAGTCACATATTTGGATTAATGATGTTAGTTGGTATGGGCTCCCTTTGTTACATGGCTATTCACATTGAGGAAGAGAGAAGACAAGGGAAGTATATACCATTACCTTGGGAGAAAAAAAAGAAGGATGATTGATTGGTTACGGAACCTAATAGACAAATGCGTAGAGAGATCGCTACAGAAACAATCAAATAAAATGTTTGAGAAACAATCAAACCAGGAGAAAAAATGAATAAACAAAAATTAGTAGAAGTAGGAAAAGAGGTGCTTACTGATTTAGATGCAAAGGTTATGAGTGACGAAATAAAAAGTCAATTATCTTACAGTATTTCAAGAAGGTTTTTACATGCTTATTATCATTTAAGCTCTAATGGTGATTATAAATATGCATACGACTCTGTTAACGAAGTGCTTGAAGATGCTATAGATTCTTATTTAAGGAGGAAAAATGAAACTTAAATTTGAAGTAAAAAAGAAAAACACGAGAGGAGTGCAGTTTAGAATAGATCCTGATACTAAGAAGAAACTTACTGCATTAAAAAAATATTATGGTGTAGGCACAGGCGAATTGATAAAGCAAATGATTTGTCAGTGTTATGAATCTTTATCAGAGGTGGACAAATGAAGACATGGAAGAAAGCAGTTAAAGAGTATTACAGGTTTCATAAGATGGGTAGAAATGATTTTACCTACAGAAAATATTTTGACCCTATACTAGAAAACAAAGATATAAACACCATATCCAAACAAGATATAGCAAAAATTAAGTCTGGCATAAAAGGTAAGCCAAGCACAGTCAATAGATACTTAAGTTATTTTAGAGCAATACTTATGTATGCTTACGAAGAATTAGGATGGTTGGACTCCAAGCCTATAATCAAAAGAGTAAAAGAACAGCCTATGAAGACTAAG